CTGCGGCCGGTATCGAGCTGCCCTACGAGCTGCTGACCGGCGATATGGCGGATATCAGCGACCGCGTCCTACGTGTGCTGCTGAACGAGTTCCGCCGCCGCATCGAGCAGCTGCAGTTCGGTGTGTACGTGTTCCAGCTGTGTCGTCCGGTGCGAGCTGCATGGCTCGACGCGGCCTGGTTGTCCGGTGCCATCGCGTTGCCGGACTACCAGGCAAGGCGCCGCGACTACCTGCGCACCCGCTGGGTACCACAAGGCTGGGCCTACATGCACCCCGTGCAGGACGTGCAGGGCAAGCTGCTCGAGATCAAGGGAGGCCTGGCCAGCCGCAGCGAACACGCCCTGCGAAGCGGCTACGACGCGGAGGTCATTGACCAGGAAAACGCCGACGACAACGCCCGGGCCAAGACGCTCGGCCTCGACTACACCACCGACACGGCCGCGCTGGCGGGCGACAAAGAGGAAACCCAATGATGAAAATGACCAACCGCCTCGCGCTGGCGGTCATGCTGGGTGGCTGGGGCATCAGCACCCTGGAGCAGCCGCGTATCTTCAACCGTGCCCAAGGGGCGCCGCAGCTCAACGCCGAACACTGGTACAGCATCCAGTCGGCCGGCGAGGAGGGCGGCAAGCCGATCGAGGTCTACATCTACGGCGAGATCGGCTTCTGGGGCGTGACCTCTGGAGACTTCATCCGCGACCTCAAGGAAGTGGACGACGGCGTCTCGCAGGTGCTGGTGCATTTCGACACCGTCGGCGGCGACCTCTTCGACGGTATCGCCATCCACAACGCGCTGCGCGCGCTGGGCGAGCGTTGCACCGGCCAGATCGATGGCGCGTGCTTCAGCGCCGGCAGCGTGGCCGTGTGCGGCGCGCACCGCGTGACCATGGCGGACAACGCCATGTTCATGATCCACAACCCCTGGACCTTCATGGCCGGTGATAGCGACGAGCTGCGCAAGATGGCCGACATGATGGACAAGGCCTTCGAGGGCATCGTCGCTAGCTACCAGCACCGCGCGTTGACCCTCGATGACGCCGAACTGCGGCGCATGATCAACGACACCACCTGGCTCACCGCCAGCGAGGCCAAGGCACACGGTTTCGTCGACGAGATCTTCGGTGAGGCGGAGCCCTTGGTGAACAACGCGCCGCTCGGCAAGATCCTTAACCGCTACCGCAACGTGCCCGAGGCGGCTCTGCGTCTGGTGGGCGAGGTAGAACAGCCATCGGAACCCGAACCCAAATCCGAGCCCGTCCCCGAACCTGAGTTGGTACCGGCCACCCCGGAAGCTGCCGACCTGGCCGCCAAGCTCGCGGCAGACTGCGCGCAGGCCGGCCTGAGCAATTGCGTCAGCTATCTGATCAAGGCCAGCGCGCTGGCCAGCGCCGAGGCTGTGCAAACGCACTTCAATCGCGCCAAGGACGTCCGCGCCGCCTGCCTGGTGGCCAAGCTGCCGGATGAGGCCCAGGCGCTGATCGAGGCCGGCCTGACCGGCGAGCAGGCCCGGGCGAAGCTCTTCGACAAGCTGGCCCAGAACAGCGGGCAGGTGGAGCTCAGCAACCTGCCGCCGCTGGATGATGGCCCCCAAGCCAGCGCGCACCAACCCCCGGCGCCGAGTGAGGTCTACGCCCGGCGCCGCAACCAAGCCTCGAAAGGAGGACAACAAGCATGACCATCAAAACCGAAGGCGTGTACGCCGGCGAGTTCCTCCTTTCGGAGGCCAACGGCACCCGCAGCCGCGAGGAGGTGGTCATTGCCGCCGGCTCCGGCATCCTCATGGCTGGGACGCTGATCGCACTGATCACTGCCGCCAACGCCCTGACCCCAGCCGCCGCCGCCGGCAACACCGGCAACGGCACCGTCAGCTCCGTTACCGTCACCAGCGCAGCCATCACCGGCGATTACGTGCTCACCATTACCGAGGCAGGCGCCAACGGTGGCAAGTTCGAATTGGTCGATCCGGCTGGTGCGCTGGTTGGCGCCGGCACCGTTGGCCAGCCATTCACGGGCGGCGGCCTGACCTTCACTCTCAATGACGGCGCGACCGACTTTGCCGTAGGCGATTCTTTCACCCTGGCCGTGCTGGCCAACCTGGGTGAGTACACCGCCTATGACGAAGCCGGCACTGACGATGGTCGGCGTACGGCTAGCGGCATCCTGTTCGCCTCGGTGGATGCCAGCGTGAACGATGTACGTGCCGTCGGCGTGATGCGCGACGCCGAGGTGATCGAGCGGCTGCTCACCGGCCTGGACGCCAACGGACGCGCCGACCTGCTGGCCAGCGGCATCATCATCCGACCCTGAACCCAGCCGCTGTAAACCCCACTTCTCAAGCCCCGCGACTGCGGGGCTTCGCATTACTAGGAGCCCAACATGGCCGAGATCACCATTTTTCAGGACGAGGCGTTCGGCGTCGACGCGCTGCTCACCGTCATCAACGAAGACCACGTGCTGCCGGGACAGATCGCTGCCGCCGGCTTGTTCGAGGAGCAAGGCGTGCCCAGCACCGTCGTGCAGATCGAAAAGGACGGCATGACCCTCGCGCTGGTCAAAGCCGCACCTCGCGGTAGCGCCGGCCAGGCGGTCACTGGCGCCAAGCGCAGCCTGATTCCCTTCAACACCGTGCACTTGCCGCAGACCTTCCAGATTCTGGCGGACGAAATCCAGGGCATCCGCGCCGTCGGCAGCCTCACGGAGCTGATGCAGGTACAAGCCTACGTCGCTCGCCGCATCGAAAAGGCGCGCCGCCAGCTCGACCTCACCCACGAGTTTCAGCGCATCGGCGCCATCAAGGGCAAGGTGGTGGATGCCGATGGGCAAAGCGTGCTGTTCGACATCTTCCAGCGCTTCGGCATAAACCGCCCCAAGGCTCTCAGCCTGGAGCTGGATAACCCCGATACTGACGTAGCTGCCAAATGCGTCGAAGTGCTGGATGCCCAGGAAGATGCACTCGGCACTGTTACCAGTACCGGCGCCCATGCCTATTGCGGTAAGACGCTCTGGGCGAAGTTCATCAGCCACAAGAATGTGCGCGAGGCTTACCTGGGCTGGGAGCGCGCTGCGCAGCTGCTGGGGGACCGTCGCCAGCCGTTCGAGTTCGGTGGCATCACCTGGGAGCGTTATCGCGGCAAGATCGGAAATTCGCCCTTCGTGGCGGACGACCGCGCGCATGTGGTACCGACCGGTGTACCGGAGCTGTTCGTCAGCGCATTCGCCCCGGCCGACTATATCGAAACGGTCAACACCGAAGGCATGCCGTACTACTCCAAGCTGGAGATGATGAAGTTCGGCAAGGGCGTGGAAGGCGAGGCGCAGTCCAACCCGCTGCACCTCTGCACCCGCCCGGCGTCCGTTCGCGAGCTGACCATCTGACCATGGCCGGCTTCGGTGACTGCATCTCCGGCATGGACGCGGTGATCATGGCGTCCCTGAGCGACGGCGAGGGCGATTTCGTCCACCCCGACGGCACGGTGATCAGAAACGTCCCCTTGATGCTCGACCACAACCTGCAGCTCAACGGGCCGGAAGGTATGTTTCGCAGCGATGCCGTCGCCATCACCTGGCGGCGGGCGGCGGTGCCGTGCGTTGTGGGGCGTGGCGGCATGTTCGTCTATCGCGCGCGGCGCTATCTGGTCGAAGACATCCTCGATGACGACGGTCACTTGGCCACGGCAGCCTGCATGGAGCAGCGATGAACATCCTCACCGAAGCTCGGCTCGCCTTGGTGGCGCGCCTGCAGACGATCACCGTGGCCAACGGCTACCGGACCAACGCTGGGCAGAACGTGCGAACGGGCTGGTTCAGCGAAGTGCTTGAGTCGGCCGGCGCTGGATTTCCCATGATCTGCCTGCAGAAGGCCAAGGGCGGCGACCCGCAGGAAGGCCCGGGCATCATCACGATGTCGCCTGCCTACTACGTGATCGGCGCCGTGGACGCGGGCCTGGATGACTACGACGGCGCGCTTGAGGATATCGAGCTAGACCTGATCCGTTGCCTGATCACCGGC